GTCCCTGCCGCCGGACAACATGAGCGCCCGCTCGGCCACTGAGATTGTGGAGCGCATGAAAGAGCTGTCCCAAAACCTGGGCAGCGCCTTTGGCCGCTTGATCAATGAAACCATGATCCCGCTGGTCACCAAGATCCTGGAGGTCATGGACGAGCGCGGCTTGATTGATATGCCGTTGCGCGTCAACGGCCTTGAGGTCAAGGTGGTGCCCGAGGCCCCGCTGGCCCAGGCCCAATCCATGGACGAGGTGCAGGCCATCATGCAGTACGCCCAGATCATGCAAGGCTTTGGCGCAGATGGTGCTGTCGCACTTAAATCCAACATCCTGCCGGATTACCTGGGCGACAAGCTCGGGGTGCCAATGGCTGTTCGGAATAACCAGGCCGAGCGTGCAGTGCTGCTGGAAGAGGCCCAGAAAGCCCAGCAGTCGCAGATCATGGCTCAAGCAGTTGCCGTACAGCAGCAGGCCGGGATGCCGCCCATGGCCGCTGAAGAGGTGCCCGCATGAGCTGGGAGGACTTGGACAACGCCGATCAAACCGAGGACAGGCGCGAGGTTACGCAAAAGCGTGAAGACCTGATGCGCCTGACCCTACGGGTGTTCGGCACCGAGGACGGCCAAAAGCTCTTGGAGTGGATGCGCGATGTATATGTGGATGTGCCCGTCGCCGTGCCGGGTACTGATCCCTCTTATGCCTTCTTTGCCGAAGGGCAGAGGAACGTAATTAGGGACTTGATCGCACGGATTAACCAAGCAAGGAAGCTCTAAACAATGGCAGATACCAACGACCAACCCGGTGGCGACACCGGCCTATTGGACTCGGTCACCGTCGAAGACCCCAGCAAACCCGCCGAGCCACAGAAAGCGGAGATCCCGCACAAAGCTGCAGACCCCGCGGCTGCGGCTCCCGCCTCATCTGCAACATCGGACGCCACGCCTGAGTGGCTGCCCGAGAACTTTGTCAAAGATGGCAAAGCTGATTACGAGAGCCTGGCCAAGTCCTGGCGCGATCTGCGCGGCAAGATCAGCAAGGGCGCCCACAATGCTCCGGCTGATGGCAAATACAACCTAAACGTGTTTGGTGAGAATGGGCAAGACCATCCCATTGGCCAGACCCTGGCCGGCTGGGCCAAGGAGAACGGCATCAGCCAGGCTGCCTTTGAGGAGCTGGCGGGCGCAGTTAATAGCAAGGCCAGCGAGATCATGTCAGCCGATATGATCGACCCCAAAGTCGAGATGGAAAAACTCGGCCCCAACGGCAATGCCGTTGTGAATGGCATGGTTGATTGGGCCAGGGGTCTGGTCAACAAGGGGGTTTGGGCCAAGGAAGACTTTGACGAGTTCAAGATCATGGGCGGCACCGCCCGTGGCCTGCAGGCCCTGCTCAAGATCCGCGAGGCCTATGAGGGCCGCGTGCCAATCGAGTCGATGCCGCAAGATGGCGCACCATCCAAGGACGAGCTGTACCAAATGGTTAATGATCCGAAGTACAAGACCGACGCCGCCTACCGTCAGAAGGTGGAGCGGCTGTTCCAGCAGGTCATCGGTAACTGAGTCTCCAAGGCAGCGGTAATTCTGCTGCTGCCCTTAGCCCCGGACTAACCCTCCGGGGCTTTTTTTGTCCAAAAACTAACAGGGGGTATTGACAAGTTCAAATTACTCCTACAATGGTGGCAAGGCCCACAGCAATGTGACCCTTGCCGCAGCGGATGCTGACGAGTGGCTGGCGCAACCAGCAAGCACAGGCCCGGATCTCCGGCTCACCGACGCGCAAACCCTGATCAACAACCGAATGAGGTAATCAAATGAGCGTTTCTCTTTCAAACGCCTTTGTCACTCTCTTCGACGCAGAGGTCAAACAGGCTTACCAGGGCAAAGCAATGCTGGTGGGTGCTGTGCGTCAGCGTCGAGGAGTCGAAGGCTCTTCTGTCAAATTCCCCAAGGTCGGCAAGGGCGTGGCTACGTCCCGTGTCACGCAGACCGATGTGACCCCGATGAACGTCGGATTCAGCAACGTGACCTGCACGTTGGCCGACTTCAATGCTGCCGAGTACAGCGACATCTTCTCGCAGCAGAAGGTCAACTTTGATGAGCGCAGCGAGCTGGCCCAAGTGGTCGGTGCCGCGATTGGTCGCCGCCAGGATCAGATGATTCTGGATGCACTGACCGCAGCTTCCGGCACTGGCACTGTGGCGAACAGCATTGGTGGCACAACCACCAACATGAACATCGCCAAGCTGCGCGAGGCCGCCAAGATCCTCAACACGAAAAACGTGCCCTCCGACGGTCGCAACATCATCATCCACGCCAATTCGTTGGCTTCGATGCTTGAGCAGACCTCGGTGACCAGCTCCGACTTCAACAGTGTTAAGGCTCTGGTGCAGGGCGAGATCAATCAGTTCATGGGCTTCACGTTCCATGTGCTGGGTGATCGTTCTGAGGGTGGCTTGCCCATCGACGGTTCCAGCGACCGCACCTTGTTTGCCTTCCACCGTGACGCCATTGGCTACGCAGAAGGCATCGCTCCTCGCACCGAGATCAACTACATCCCCGAGAAGACCAGCTGGCTTGTCAATGCCCTGTTCTCCGCTGGTGCTGTGGCGATCGACGCCGAGGGTATCGTCAAAATCACCGCCCGCGATACTGCGGCTGCGGCTTAATAGGAGGGTCTGAAACATGGCTTACTCTGCAGACGGCTTTACCGCGTACAGCGCTTCCAAGCGTGGCAATGCCCCGTCGATGTATGGTTACAAAACCACCGACGCCATTGCCGATGTCAACACCAGCGGCTATTTCAACGCGCTGGCACCCAACCTGGAAGTGGGCGATGTCATCCACTGCGTAACCTCGACCGGCACAACCGCCGTGGTTACGCTGGTGTATGTTGTCTCCAACGCAGCTGGCGTGGTTGACGTTACTGACGGCACCACCCTGGCGGCTACCGACGGCGATTAATCGCAGTCGGCACAAGTGGGCCAGCCCCTGAGCAATCGGAGGCTGGCCCTTCTCACATTGAGAGGTTCACATGGCTGCAGGCGATACCGGAATCACCATCTGTTCAGACGCGCTCCTAATGCTGGGAGCGAAGGCCATTTCGTCTTTCAACGATGGCACCGATGAGTCGAGCGTCTGCGACCGCCTCTACCCTGACATTCGTGACTCCACGCTGATGATGTACCCGTGGAGCTTCAGCATGAAGAAGATTGCGCTGTCTCGGCTGATCACGGCCCCAGGCAGCGTCTGGAAGTACGCCTACCAGCTACCTGGCGACCGATTGGGCGGGCCCCGCGCTGTGTATGACTCGGCTGCTGTAGGCAGCACGCCACGCAAAGAGTGGGAGATTCAGGGCGATCAAGTTCTGACTAATCTGGAGTCGGTCTATATTGACTACCAGTACAGCACCCCCGAGTACGCCATGCCGCAATACTTTGTGCAGCTACTCAAGTACCAGGTGGCCTGGCACATCGCCGAGCCAATTACTGAGCAGGCAGAGAAGGCGGGCTTCTGGCGGCGCATGGCGTTGGGTGAGCCCGGTGAAAACGGGCGTGGTGGCCACTTCCGACAGGCGGCGCAGATTGATGGCGCAAACAACGCGGTCAAAGTAATCGACGACTACACCTTGATTTCAGCGAGGTATTGATGTCTAGATTTGTTGACCTGCAAACCAACTTCAGCACGGGCGAACTTGACCCGCTGATGCGGGCGCGTGTCGATCTCGAGCAGTACAACAACGCCCTGGCCAAGGCCACCAACGTCCTGATCCAGCCCCAGGGCGGCTTGCGCCGCCGGCCTGGCACAAAGCACATCTTGGAGCTACCCAACAGCAGCACGCCAAGTGCAGCCAACGGGGTGAGGCTTGTGCCCTTTCAGTTCTCGGTGACCGACAGTTATATGCTGTGCTTCACGCACCAGCGTATGTACATCATCAAAGCCGGCGTGGTGGTGGCCAACATCAACGGCTCTGGCAACAACTACCTGACAACCACCATCACAAGCGACATGGTGGACGATATGTGCTGGACGCAGTCGGCAGACACCCTGATTGTGGTGCATCCCGATTTGCAGCCGGTCAAGATCGTGCGCGGCGCTACCGATGCCACCTGGACGGCCAGCACCATCACCTTCGACAGCGTGCCAAAGTACGCTTTCAACCTGGACTCTGTTGTCAACAACTCAGAAACGCTGACCCCGTCGGCGGTGAGTGGCAACATTACGCTGACCACCACCAGCGCAAAGCATGACACTGGAACGGCCCAGGCAGGTACCAGCACCACCATTACACTCAAGTCGGCATCGAACTCGACAGACGATTATTACAACGGTTTGTATATCACGATTACTGGTGGCACCGGGATAGGCCAGATTCGCCTCATTGAAGACTACGTTGGCTCCACCAAGGTGGTTACCGTTGACAGGGCATGGACGACAGCGCCCAATAACACCAGCACTTACAGCCTCACCAGTTGGACAGTTGATGCTGTTAATCAATACGTCAATGTTGTTCCGCAAGGCCGTGCCCGAATTGTGCGGTATGTGTCTGCTACCGTGGTTGAGGCAATCACCGAATACCCGTTTTTCAACTCTGCAACAATTGATGCCTCCCGATGGGAGATCGAATTCGGTTACGAAGATGTGTGGAGCAGCACCAGGGGATGGCCGCGGTCGGTCACTTTCCATGAAGGTAGGCTGTACTTTGGTGGCAGCAAGTTTCGCCCTTCCACTATTTGGGGCAGCAAGATCGGCTTGTTCTTTGAGTTCGTGCCGACTGAATCTTTGGACGATGATGCAGTCGAGGCCACGCTGGACACCAACGAGCTGAACGTCATTACCGACATCATCAGCGGGCGTGACTTCCAAGTATTCACAACTGGCGGTGAGTTCTATGTCCCGCAGCGCGACAGTGACCCGATCACCCCGCTGACTTTCACTTTCAAAAACGTCAGCAGGAACGGCATTAAGCCTGGCACCCGCGTGCTTACGCTTGAGTCCGGTTCGGTCTACATCCAGCGCCAGGGCAAGAGCCTCAACGAGTTCGTGTTCACCGACACGCAAGCCACCTACGTCACGAACCGTATATCGCTGCTGTCTGGCCACCTGCTCAAGACCCCGCAGCGCGTTGCCCTGCGCCGTGCCGCCAGCACAGACGAGGCTGATTTGCTGATGCTGACAAATGAAGCAGATGGCAGCATGGCTGTCTTCTCGCTAATGCGCTCGCAACAGATCACGAGCCCCAGCGAGTTCACCACCGATGGCCGGTTCATTGATGTTGGCGTGGATGTCACCCAGATCTACTGCGTTACCAAGCGCACCTTCAACAGCGTGGACAGGTATTTTGTGGAGCTATTCAGCGACACCCTGTACACCGACTGCGCCTTCATTGATGGAGCTGCCGCCAGCGCAACTGGTTTGCCGCACATTGGCAAGTCGCTCAACGTGATATGTGATGGCGTGCCTCAAGGCAACGAAACCGTCAGCGGTGGCGGCTCGGTCACCTTTGACCGGGCCAGCACCGCGACCTACGAAGTTGGCCTACCAATTGCCGTATATGTAAAAACCATGCCTATCGATATTCGCCTGCAGACAGGCAACCGAGTAGGTTTTAAAAAGCGTGTTGTTGAAATCAACGCGGTGATAAAAGACACCCAGCATTTGATCATCAACAATCAGCCAGTTGCATTTCGCTTGTTTGACAACCCATTGATGGATGCGCCTGAGCCAACATTCACCGGCATCAAGCGCGTCAATGGCGTACTAGGCTACAGCCGCGAGCAAGCGATTGAAGTGAGCCAGAACCTGCCGCTGAAGATGACGCTTCTCGGCCTTGATTACCGCGTGGCAGTTAACGCAGGAACCTGACCATGGCAACAAAACCAAATGTGACACTTGGCCAAGCGCAAGCTGTTGGCGGTTTGCTGGACGCATATGCCTCTTCAGAAATGCAGAAGGCTTCCGCGATCCAACAGCAGACTGCCTACCTTGTGCAGGCACGCGATACCCTGGCTGTAGCCCAAGTTAGGGCTGATTTAGATTCGACCTATGCTGCGGTGCAGGCAGGCCGGATGCTGCAAAAAGCGGAGACTGAGTCCCGCAACTGGCAGATCGCCGGCAACACTCTGCTGCGGAACATGAGGCAGACCAATGCAACTGTGCGTGCGCGGGCTGCCGCCAGCGGCGTGGCATTGGGTGCGGGTTCTGTTGAGGGTGTTCAGGCTGAAAACGTAGCCGCCACAATGCGCGACCTGGGCGTTGCTGACTTGAATGCATTGACGGCCAAGGTGCTTGGATTTGATGACGCCATGGGATTGTTGCAATCCACAGATCTGCAAAACACACTCAACCTATTCCAGGCCAAGCGTCAGTCTGGTCAGTACTCCATAGCGGCAGAATCAACTCGGCGATCCGGCGGGATGTTGTCAAATATGACGTTGGCTCGAGGTGTAGCAAATGTGATTAAAGCCGATCCATTATCTGGCGGTTCGTCAACTACTGTGGATCCTGACTTTAAGGGATATGGGGGCAGATACTGATGGCAACCGGACGCATTGAATCAGGCCGCGTGGAGATCCGCGCACCAGGCTCTTCAGCCATGCAGCGCGTGGGTGTTGGTGAGGTGAACTTCATCGGCCCGCGTGTTGCGGCACAGGGCGCTGGCCAGATTGCAGAGGCGCTTGACCGCATGAGCGCCAGCCTGTTTGGCGAGGCATTCCGGCAGCGCGAAAAAGAAGGCCTGCAGTTTGCAGCTGATAACCCGCCGACACCAGAACAAATTGAGGCAGCAAAAAACGGCAGGTTGGACGACCTAAATTTAGGTGGTAACCCGATCAGCGTTTTTCAACAAGCTGTCCGCAAGTCCCGCGCCTTGCAGCTATCTCAACAATTTGAGATGGAGGGCAACGCCAAGCTGGTTGAAATGTTGGAAATGGTCAAACTAGGCCAGGCTGACAGCTCTCAAATTCTTGAGCAGATCCAGACCATGACCGACGGGCTAGGTCGCACCCTGTCCAAAATTGATCCAGAAGCCGCGTACAAGTTCCGAGCCACTATGGCGACCAGTGGCAACAGCGTATACAAGCAAGCCCTAAACGAACACGTTAAGCGGTCGCAGGAACAAATGAAGGTCAAGTTCTTGCAAGACTTTCAAAACAAAAAAGGGCTTTTGTTTTCTCAAGCTGATGCAGATCCTGAGAATTTTGATCTCATACACAGCCGGGTGTTTCGCTCAAACGTCAACAATGCTTCAATGCTTTTGGCTGATCCCGCAATACAGGCGCAATATGGCAAAGATGCAATTGATGCTGTTCGCGAGGCCCGCATCAATGTGCTAGAAAAATTCATGCTGACCGAAGAAAACCTTCGAGATCCTAGAGCGGCCAGGACAAAATTGTTTTCTGGAGATGTTGGCCGGCTAAAACCTCATGTTGAATACCTCATCAAAAATGATCCTGATGGATTGCAAAAAGTTGACGACACTTTTTTAAAAGCAGCCACGGCTCGCAAAAACGCAATAGAACTTAGTTTTGTGGATGCCACCAACCAAGGCGAAACGCTCTTGCGCCAGATGTACACCAGCACCGATCCAAAACTGCACAAACAATTGTTCACGCAATTGACAGAGCTGCCTGTATCGCCTGAAACCATCAAGAAGGCGCGGGACTTTATGAACAGCGACGACGCAAGTGGGGTTCAGCGTGATGACCTTCGTGCCTTCTCTAACTTGACGCAGCGCGTTTCTTTGGGGCTTGCCACTGATTCTGAAATCTTGTCTGCACCTTTGACTCGGGATACCAAGAAGCAGCTGCTGGGCCAGCTAAACAACCCAAATGATGATGTGAGCTATGGCGTAAAAATGATTGGCATGGCTGTTGGCATACAGTCTGAGAACTTGCCGCCAGAACTGAAAAGCGCCGAGGCCCGTCAACTGGCCACGGCTACTCGCAACGCGCTGGTGACAGAGCTGTATTTGTTTACGCGCACGCCGGACGCACAAGGCAGGCTGCCAACACCCGTGCAAATTAGAGAAAAAGGCAACTCGCTATCACAGCAGGCTGGTGCTGGGATGTCTTCTGCTTTCGACAAAGCTGCCGCAAGCAATCAGTCGCAAGCGGCTCTAAGCATTCCCCAATTGCAAGGCGTGGATTTAATGAACGACGCGGCAGTAGAAAAGGCTTTTGCGGCTGCGGTAAAGGCCAAAGCTAATCCGATCAACATCAGCAGCGCACGCGCAGCTGTGCAAGAGTATCGCGCCAACAAGGCCAAGGTTGTAAAGGGAGGCCAGTAATGAGAAGCAAGCAGCCGACCATCGAAGACATCTACATGGCCGACGCCTACCTCACCACGCCTGGCGTGCAACAGGGTTTGATTGAGCGTGCCGCAGAAGGTGATGACGACGAGGTCATCACCGAAGAAACCGACGACGGCCAGGTGGTCTACTACCGCACCCAATATGGCGAAATGATGCCGGTTGGCCGGCCAGCGCAAATGGCTCCTGTTGGCCCGCCTGGAACACGACCTGGCGATGTGCTGGTAGCCGAGGTTGGTTCTCGCAACCTGCCGGAGCAGGTTTACACTGGCCGCTACGCGGACACAATCAAGCCATTTGATCCGACTGTTCGCCAGCAGCTTGCTGACTTCTTGCAAGCTGGATTTGAGAAGTTCGGCATGGATCGTTTTAGCGCACGCAAACAAGCGCAGACGCTGATGGGCGGCGAAAGCAGCAACTTGCCGATCTCGCTTGGCCTGGCTGACATCGTGCCTTTTCTGGGGACAGCCTTGCAGACCCAAGAAGCCGCCCGCATGGGTGAGCAGGCTGTGGAATCTGCACAGCAGGGCAACATTGGCACGGCGGCGATCCAGGCTGGCGGTGCTGCTCTCGGAATGGTGCCTGGCGCTATGGGAACCGTGAAGGCCGCAAGAGCAACTGGCAGGGTGCTGGCCCCTAAGGCTAACGAGATGCTGTCGGACTATATGCGTCGCTCGGGTATGCAGCTTGAACTCATGGGCTACCACGGCACGCCGCACCGATTTGATAAGTTCGACTCTAGCAAGATTGGGACAGGAGAAGGAGCGCAAGCATACGGATACGGCCTTTATTTCGCAGAGAAGAAGGGCGTGGCTAACACATACGCTGTCAATTTATCGAACAGAGATGCGGCAAACCAAGGCCGATTAAATGCTCATGCAAACGCCCAACGATTGGCGAACATTGCTGGCGATCCAAAGGCCGCCGCAGATGACATCCGCTTTGCGCTAGAGGCAGACCCAAGCAATCCTCAAAAAAGGCTTTTAAGCGATACGCTCAAGTTCTTGGAAAGTGGCGATTACAAAAAGCCGCTGTCGAACTCAGGTGTGGTCTACACAGTAGATATTCCAGATGCATTAGTCGCCAAGATGCTGGACTTCGACAAGCCGCTGAGTAAGCAGACGCCTAAGATCCAATCAAGTCTAAAAGCTGTCGTTGACGGCCAGATGGGCGCCGGCACTTGGGATGAGTGGCTTAAGAGTGATCCCGACTTTAGGAATTTACATAACGATTTATTTGAGGACAAAACGCCAGAGAAGATTTCTGCGCTGTTGCGTGATGCTGGCATCCCAGGCATCCGCTACTTAGACGAAGGCAGCAAGCCTAGCAACGTCATTGACAAAAAACTTTTTAATCTTTTTGAGAAGCATGGCGATGTGGCAAAGGCTGTGGATGAGATGATGGCAAGTGTCTACAACACGCCGGCGAAGAAGGAAAAGATGCGTCAAGAATTTACGCGCCAGCTTGAGTCAGGCCTGACCCGCAACCTTGTGGTCTTCCCTGGCGGCGAAGACCAGATTAATATTATTAAGACCGAAAGGGCTAAGTAATGGCCATCCCCCCGCTGAATGATCGTTTAGCGTCAATGCTTCCGGCTGTGGAAGATCAGCCTGAGCCGCCACCTGCCGACCCGCTGGCTGAAATTATGCCGGCTGAAACGCGAGAACAATACGAGCCTGTCGCCGGCTTGGTGGACAAGCTAGTCAACATCCCGCTAAAGGTGATCAAACAGGGCACCAGCGCGACGCCCGTGGTTACAGATCCGGCAGCAGCCAAGGCAGCACAAGAAGCCGTCCAGGGCGCTGCAAAGGCCGCCGAACGCCAGAAGACGCCTGGCGCTGTTCAAGTTATCAAAAAGGCTTTAACTCCAAAGAGAAAAGCAACGACACAGGAAGAGGTTCCACCTCTTGCGCCCGCAACTGCCGAAGAAATGGGCGCAGCAATTCGGGCAGTTGATGATGCAGCTGCAGCACCTCCGGGTAGCGTGGCTGGCGTTGCGCCGGATGCTGTCGGCCCAGAGGTGCCTGGCGTGGTGATACGGGCTGTGACGCCTGAAGATGCAGACAAGTTCCTGTCTGGTGTTGACGCGCCTGCTATCGGCGTTGACTTCAACTTTAACTACATTCAGAACTCGGAAGACATCGACAAGATCATTAATCGCACCAGCGAGATTTTTGCCGAGCAAACCGATGTTGCCAAGCGGGGCGTGCTTTCTGATGAAGCACTCAAGGACATGGCCGCACGCTTGAACATTGCGCCTGAGTTGTTGCAAATGAAAATCGGTGACACTTTGAGTGCCGAGAAGTTGCTGGCCTCTAGGCATTTGTTGGCCAAGTCAGCTCGCTCGCTCAAAGAGCTAACCAACAAAATTGAATCCATGCCTGTCGGCACCGAGGACGACACCTTGTTGCTGCAATTCCGCAACCAGCTCGCCACCCATGCCGCCATTCAGATGAGGCTTAAGGCGGCACAAACAGAAGCGGCTCGCGCCCTTCGTTCTTTTCGGCTGCCGGTTGATGGCACTGTTGGCATATCCGATCCCAATCAGATTACTGCACTGCTCAATGAAATGGGCGGTCGAGCCAACATGAAGAATTTGGCGATGGCATATCAGAAGTTGACCATCGACCAGCAAGCCAGGTTTACCGAGATGGCCGGCACGACTACTCAGCAGCTGGGCAAGATCTGGAAAGAAATGTATTTATCCAGCTTGATGTACGCCCCCGCTACCACCGAGCGTGCGTTTTTTGGCAACATGGTGCTGACCCTTGCCAGGGGAGCTGACACAGCTTTTGCATCCACAGTTGGCCGCGCCGTTGACAAGACTGTCATCACTCCCATCTTTGGATCTAACAGCGCCGACTCGGTTACAGCAACGGAGGCTATCGTAGAGATGGCCAACTTCTTTTACAGTTTGCCCAATGGTTTGAAAGCAGGATTCAAGGCGTTTGTCCAAGATGCTCCTGTTTATAAAGTCGGCAGAGATGTAGAAAAAATGCCAGATCCGGCATTAAGCGCCAAGCTGTTTGCTGATCCGAATACTCCAATGGCTCATGCTGTGGACTTTTTGGGCAAGGCAATTCGTTTGCCATTCCGATCCATGTTGGCAGTAGATGAAATGGGTAAGGCCATGATTGCCCAAATGGAAACCCGCCGGCTGGCTGCCCGTGATGCTTTGACGGCCATGCGCAATGGCGTCAGTCCAGATGTGGCGCTGGATGGCATGGCAATGCAGATCTCAAGCCCTGATGCCCGCACGCTTGATCGGGTTCACCAGGGCGTGTTGGACGGCACACTGCAAAGCGACTTGGGCACCTTTGGCCAGGCGCTGACAACCATGCGAAACAAGTTGGACAACATGGGTGCCGGCCCGGTTGGCACTGTGCTGGCGCCGTTCATCAAGACGGTCATCAACGCGCAGAAGCAGATGGTGGCCCGCACTCCTTTGCTCAACTTCGCGCTGGATGAGATTCGTGCCGACATGGCTGCTGGCGGCGCCCGCCGCCAAATGGCCCTCGGCAAGATGAGCCAAGGCGCAGCCTTCATGGGTTACGGCTATTACCTAGCCTTGGATGGGAGTATCACTGGGGCTGGCCCGACCGACCCAGCCCGTCGCAAGTTCCTGCAGGAAACCACCGGCTGGCAGCCGTTCTCTAAAAAGGTAGGCGAAACAGAAGACGGCAAGGGCATCTATCGCAGCTACGCTGGCCTCGAGCCAATCGGTGGAATGCTGGGGATGGCCGCTACCCTGGCCGAAATCGGGGCGGTCTATGGCAAAGAAGATGATGACGAGTGGCACGACCTGCTGCTTTACTCGGCTTTGCTGCCGTTTAAATACATCGGCGAGTTGCCTTTTATGCAGAGCATGGCCAACTTCACCGAGATGGTGGAAAACATTAAGCGCGACCCCAAAGGTGAAGCGGCCAATGCAGCGGCAAATAAATTCTTTGGCGGCATTGCACAAAACCTAATCGGCGGCGTGGTGCCAATCCCAATGCCTGCCGGCGGCCTGGTGCGGCAAATTGAAAATGTCATGGATCCGACCAAACGCGAGGTCACCATGGACGCCAGCCTGCCGCCAGGCGAACGCCATTTCGATTTCTTGTTTCGCAGCTGGCTGGCAAAGACCCCTATTCTTTCCGCAAGCGCAGCGCCCAGCCGCAACCTGTGGGGTGAAGAGGTCAAGACGGGCGAGCCGGATGCATTGTCGTTCATCATTCCCTTTAATAAAAAAGAGCGAGATCTTGATGCCACCGAGCAGAAGCTGCTGGACATTGCCAAGGCCCGCCAGAAGTTCCCGCTGAACAAACCAGAACGCATGGTTGCAAACATTCGGCTTAATGACAGCGAATACAGCAATATGCTGCTGCTGATGAACAGCGTCGCTATTGAGGGTAAAGGGTTCAAAGCTGCGGTGCAAGTTGAATTGACAAACCCCGTCTTTGTAAAAGAGATGGAACGTGGCGCATACGAAGGCATTGCCAATAAATTGGCATCGGTAATGGGTGAATACCGTGATACGGCGGTGGATTCACCCGCCTTTCAGCAGGCTCACCCAGACCTGTATCGACAGATCCAGCGAAACCGTATGTTGGCTGAACGCAAATACCAACAAACACCCAGAGAAGCAGTGCCTGAATAGCGCTGCCACAGTACAATTTTCACCAGGAAGGATTAAGCCATGGGCATCCCAATTTCTAACGTCCCGCGCAGGGTTGTGCTGGCTGCCAGTGGCACCGGCCCGTACAACTTTACTTTTGAGATCCTGGCCGCGAGCGATGTAGCGGTCTACCGGGACGACACGCTGTTGACGCTGACCACCGATTACACGGTGACGATCAACGTCAACGGTACAGGCTTTGTCACGCTGGTGGCCACGCCTACTGGCGCGACTCAGATCGCCATTGTCGGCAACCGCAACATCCAGCGCACTACCGACTTCGTGACCGGCGGTGACTTCTTTGCCAACACCGTCAACGACGAGATGGATCAGCAGACCATCTTTGCACAGCAGAATGCGGAAGGTCTGGCGCGGGCGCTACAGGCTCCGCAGACTGATCCGATCAGCATCAACATGACGCTGCCCCGCGCATCGGTGCGGGCCAACAAGACGCTGGCTTTCGACATTAACGGCAACCCGACAACCGGCGAAGTGATTGGCGACAACCGTGGGAACTGGGCCGCCGGCGTAGCGTACAACAAGCGCGACATCGTCAGGGACGCCAGCAACGGCAACGTCTATTACGCCAACACCGCGCACACCTCGAGCGGCACCACTCCGATCAGTACCAACGCTGATGCAGCCAAGTGGGATCTGATCGTGGACAATGCCAGCGCCGGCGCATCTGCCACCGCTGCTGCTGCGTCGGCCTCGGCTGCCGCCACCAGCGCCAGCAACGCCTCAACCTCGGCAACGAACGCGGCCAGCTCTGCATCGACGGCCAGCACTCAGGCATCGAACGCCAGCACCTCGGCCACCAATGCCGCCAACTCTGCGACTGCTGCTGCCTCATCGGCCAGCACCGCCAGCACCCAGGCTACAAACGCAAGCAACAGTGCAACCGCTGCCGCAACATCAGAAACCAACGCAGCGAACAGCGCGAGCAGCGCCAGCACTTCTGCCAGCAATGCATCCAGCTCCGCTAGTTCTGCCTCAACTAGCGCAAGCAATGCATCTACATCGGCCACCAATGCGGCCAACAGCGCGAGCAGCGCCTCATCTAGCGCAAGCACCGCGACAACGCAAGCCACCAATGCTGCAGCCAGCGCGACATCAGCCGCAGCATCCTATGATGCATTTGATGACCGATTCCTGGGGGTAAAAACATCCAACCCATCGGTCGATAACGACGGCGATCCATTGCAGACGGGCGCTTTGTACTGGAACAGCGCTGGCAACGAGATGCGCGTCTACAACGGCACCACCTGGCAGTCTATTGCGGCGTTGCCAGATGTTGTTGTTGAGCGGACATTCATCGCCACAGCCGGCCAAACGCTTTATACATTTTCTGGTGGCTATCGGGTTGGATTTGTCTATCCATATGTGATGGGCGCGTTGCTATACACCAGCGACTACGTTGCAACCGACGGCACAACGATTACATTTTCTCCTGCGCTTTCTCTTAATGACGAGGTGCGGATCATCACATTCAAAGCAGCCGGATCCATTTCGCGTGGAGACATTAATGCTTTGTATGGCGGCATCGACCTGAAATCCTTTTCGTATTTTCTGAGGAGTTAAAACATGGCAAGTGGAATTCTCGGGACATCAAACCCGGCAGCGACAACGCTGACTACTCTGTACACCGTCCCCGCCAGCAAGTTGACAACGCTGACATTCACAGCTGTCAACAGAGTATCAACCCCTGCGTATGTTCGCGTGGCAATCGCCACTTCAGGCACGCCAGCGGCAAGCGAATATATCGAATACGACGTTGTGCTTGGTGGTCTTGGTGCGACTCTGGAGCGCACGGGCATTGTGCTGGACGCGAGCAAGCGCGTGGTGGTGTACGCAAGTACAGCGGACGTTGCATTTAATGTTTACGGCTTTGAGGAGACTGTGTAATGGGCCGCTCAACTTCAAACCCCGCGCCGATCAACAGCGCCACTTCACGTTACGGCAGCTTGGGCATTTTTGCCTCTGGGCAATTCAAGCTCTTCTATGACCCTGCCGGCCCTTCAACCTTTACCATCCCGGCCAACGTGACGCGCATCCGCGTGCGTGTCCATGGTGGCGGTGGCGGCGGCGGTCGCAGCTCAACGGGTGCAGCTGCCGCAACTGGTGGTGGCACCAGTTCATTCGGCTCATTGATCTCTGCCACAGGCGGCGGTGCGGGTGCAACTGGCGCTGCTGGCACCCCGGCTGGCGGCGCCGGCGGGGCTGGCACGGGCGGGGACTTCCAGGCTGATGGCGGTGCTGGTGGTGCTGGGTCTTCAGCGACTAACGCATTCGGCGGCGGCGCTGGGGGCGGCGCATCTGGAACAATTCTCGGAGTCGGCGGCGCCGGTGGTGCGGGAGGTGTTAATGCTGGCGCTGGTGTAGCTTCTGGCGTTGGCGGCAGTGTAAATATCAATAACATTTACAGCACCCTGATTCCAACAACCAGCAACCTGGCTAGTGTTGCCAGCACCACGACGGTTACCGCTGCAGATGCTTATACAGCGGATCAATTGCCATGGCCTTTTGAGAGCATCAGCGGATCCAGAGCTGTTGCTGGATCATCAGCTAATGCACAAGCTGGCACCACAGGTGGAGGTGGCGGTAATGCTTCTTCGGGCACGACTACCAGCTACGCGGGAGGAAGAGGTGGAACATACGGTGGTGGTGGTGGCGGCATCAACGGTGGAGTCGGCGGCGCTGGCGGCGTCTATGGCGGCGGCGGTGCAAGCGCCAGCCACGCCACCAACGCATACGTCGGCAGCGGCGGTGGCGGTGGTGGCTTCGCCTATGGCGTGTTCGATGTCCTGCCTGGAACCAGCTATGCGGTGACTGTCGGTGCAGCAGGTACGGCTGGCTCCAGTGCTGGCGCCGGTGGTCGAGGCATTGTTATTGTGGAGTGGTGAAATGAAGTACGCACGAATCATTGATGGCATGGTGCATGAGGTGGTGGTGCCGCCCGCTGGCATCACGATTGATCAGATGTTTCACCCCTCACTGGTCGGCGGCTTTGTTGAGGTGCCAGATTATGTTGAGGTACGCTGGACTATCAACAGCCAAGGGGTCTGGGTCGGGCATTCTGTTGAGGAATAATTGATGGCTACGATTGACACCACCGCCGCCAAGCTGATGACGCATGAGGAGATCTGCGCGCACCGCTATGAGCAGATCAATGCGCGGCTCAAGCGCTTGGAAAACATCCTGATGAAGGTTGCTGGCGTGATGATCTTGAGCATGGCCGGCGTGATCTGGGCCAGCCTGCTGAGGTAGTTATGCTCGACTGGCTGTTCGCTTTCATCTTGGCGTGCATCCTCTTGGCGTCGATGCTCGCCTTGATTAAGCTGGGCTTCTGGGTTTTATGGATCCCATAACAGCCTTTGCTGCCGCCCAGGCTGCGGTGGCTGGCATCCAGAAGGCGATCAAACTAGGCAAGGACATCAATGGCCTGGTGGGTGAGTTCGGCAAGTTCTTTGACGCCAAGGATGTAGTCCAGAAGGCCGCCAACGACAAGGCGAAGAAGGGCCAAAGCGATACCGGCAAAGCGATGGAGATCGTGATGCAGGCCAACGCACTGCGCGAAGCAGAGGAGCAGCTCAAGCACCAGCTTGTGTACGGCGGCTACCCTGAACTGTGGGCGATGATGCTCACCGAGCGGATGAAGATCAAGCAGGCCAGGGCTACGGCTGAACGCGAGTCGCGCCTGGCCCGTCGCAAGCTGGTGGCCCAGCGACTGTTGGCCGCGCAGATTATTGGCGGCTTCATCACAACAGTCATTATTGGAACGGTGATTATTTTTATCATCCGCGAAGCAACCGATTGACCAACCGCAGGAGAAGACCGTGTTTCCACTAACCGCATTACTCGAAGTCGGCGGCAAGCTGATTGACAAACTGATCCCTGATCCCGAGGCCAAGGCCAAGGCCCAGATGGAACTTGCCAAGATGGCTCAGGACGGTGAGCTGGCCAAGATGGCCAACGAGACTGCCGTCTACAAGGCCGAGCAGGAGAACGTCACTGCCAGGTGGACGGCAGACGCTGCCACCGATAGCTGGCTGTCCAAGAACATCCGGCCCATGAGCCTGGTGGCCATCTTCATTGGCTACTTCCTGTTCGCGCTGATGAGCGCCTTTGGCTACGACGCCAAGGAATCCTATGTCCAGTTGCTGGGGCAGTGGGGAATGCTCATCATGTCGGCCTACTTTGGTGGCAAAACGCTTGAGAACATCATGGAGATGAGGTCTAAAAAGTGAAAGAGAATTTCGACTCCGCACTGGCCGCGATCCTCCACCACGAGGGTGGCTATGTAAACCACAAACTTGATCCCGGCGGGCGCACTAATTTGGGATGCACCCAGCGTGTCTGGGAGGAGTGGGTCGGCCACCCTGTGACAGAGCAGGAGATGCGCGACCTCACGCCTGCCGATGTAGCGCCGCTGTACAAGGCCAAGTACTGGGACAAGGTGCGCGGGAACGAGTTGCCTGCCGGCGTGGACTACGCAGTGTTCGACGCTGCCATCAACAGCGGGCCAGGCCGTGCATCCAAGTGGCTGCAGGAGGTGGTCGGTGCTGTGCCTGACGGCGCCATCGGGCCTGGCACGCTGGGCAAGGTGGCCGAGGCCGACCCTGCCGAGCTGCTGTCCAAGTACCAGGCCAGGCGCTTGGCCTTCATGCAGTCCCTGCCGACCTGGGACACGTTCGGCAAGGGCTGGGGCAGGCGCGTGACCGAGGTGGCCAGCGCCGCCCAGCAAATGTTGGCTTAGACCGCAGCACCCAGAGATCGCAGGCGCTGCTGATACGCAGCAATGTGGCGCACCTTCTTTGGCGCATCAACCCGCTTCAGCATTTCTTCGTTGGACTCTTTCAGCTCGCGCAGCTTGGTCATGCGGTCACGCGCCGGCACCTTGGCTGCACGGCAAGTCTTCTCGGCTAGGTCTTCGTAGGCGTCAGCCCACTGATCGATAGTCTGGTGGACACTGAACGGGGCCTCCTTGCCTGGCACCCGCAGCGCAAAGCCGATCACCTCGGCTGGCGGCTCGGCCTGTACCGTCACCGCGTCTGTGATCTGTGGCTCAAGCGCGACCACCTCCACCAGATCCGGCTCAATTGTGTCGGCCATCGCCTGCTCCATCAGCACCACCTCGCTGACCGGCAGGGCCGGGGCTGGCGGGGCCAGGCTGTCGAGCGGGTTGCGTGGCGTGATGTCGTGAGCCTGGCGGGGCTTGTCCTCTGTTGGGAAGTCCTGGGCCTCCTCGGCTGTGATCAGTCCTTTGAGGACATCAGGGAAGGCGTCACGCAGGGCGAAGCCTCTGGCCCGCATCTGCAGCATACGCTTCGGGTAGGCCTGCCATGGCCCCTGCTTGCCCCACAGGCCGGCTCGCTTGGCGTCCTCAACCGAGAACTTTGCCACCACAGGCTTGCGCCCCTTGCGGCTGGCCACGCAGACGGCCACGGGGTTTGACGTGCCCTCGCCCTCGATGTATTCCTCAACCCCTTCGCAGACGGGGCTGGCCTGCACCAGGGCCATGGCCGCGTCCCCGTAAACCGAGGGCTTGCCGTTGATCACGGCGATGTTCTGCAGCGCCTGCAGCGGGGCCAGGCCCAGCTCCATGCCCCATTGCACACAGACCATGATGTCCTGCGGCTTGCCCTGGTAGGCCTTGGGCACCATCTGGCTGGATGCCAGCATCTCGCTGAACTGGATGGCCTCGGTGATGGTAGTGGGCGCGAAGCCCTGGCGGGTGGTGGTCAGTTGCATACGTCTTGTCCAGGTAGGTAATGTTTCAGGGTTGCGAAGACCAAGGCGACGATGGAATCGACGATCTCCTCGGCGTCTTGATCGCTGCACTTGGGGATGTTGGATCGCACAGCGGCGATTGCACGGGCATGGGCTAGGGTCAGTCCATCGACCTCCATCAGATCGGTGATGTTCATGCCTTCACCTCTTTGATGCTCAGGTTTGATTGCCTGATTGTGTAGGCCTCTTTGGCAGGAGAGGTCTTAACAGACTGTGCCTGGTAGTGGCGGGTCGGCCAGGAGATCCGATACTGGCCGGCGATGCCCACTTCAGCAGAGCCCAAGATCGCCTTCAACTTCTTCTCATCCTCGGTTACCCGATCTTCCAGGGTCTTGATCTCCTTGCGGGTGGACAAGATCTTCTGGGCCAGGTCGGCGCAGCTGTCGTCCAGCACCGCGGGCTCCGGGGTGATTGGGTATGGGCCACGCAGGTCTGGCCACCGCTCGCCCTCAGCCGGCGGGTAGTAGTCCACCAGGCCTGTGTCCATCCACTGATCCAGCCGGCGCTGGAAGTCGGTGGCCACCTCTGCAATTTTTTTGACCGTTGCCTGGTGGGGTGCGAACACAAACACGCGCAGCTCGGTGCCACGGTACAGCGTGCAGACCGCGCCCCACTTGGCCTGGATGATGTCCATCTGTGCCTGCAGCTGGATAGGGCCGCGCCACAGCGGGGGCACATCATCGGGCGGCATGGAGGTGAGCTTGGCCTCCAGCACCCCGACCCCGTCCAGCTGGATGCTGTCCTGGCCGATGACGTACACGCCGGCAGCCGGGTCAGTGGTGATGACCTGGCCGCGCCCATCTGCCGTGCCGTCCAGGCTGCAGCACAAGCGCAGGCTGTCGTGATACCTGGCGGTGGGGTGGTCGGCGACCAGATCCACCAGTTCAAGCCGGCGGGCCGCGTCCTCGAGGATCAGCGGCTCCATCATGTTGCCCCAGGCCATTGCCTCATTGCCAATGTCCCGGCGCTCCTCGCCCTTCAAGGCGCGGATGCTGTACTCCAGCTCATCGTTGGGCGTCTGGTAGCGGCTGATGCCCATGACGGCAGGCAGGCGGCTGGCCGACAGCATTGTGTCGGGGGTGACTTTATTGACCATTGGTTTCTCCTTCGTTGGTCAGCTGATAAACCCGGACGACACGAGCGTGCGCCTGGGGGTGGGTGGCCTCGGTGAATCCGCAGGCCTGGAACTGCTTGGTCTTGAACACCGCGCCCAGGACGGATGGGTGCATCTCTGCCGGCAGCTGGATGCCCGAGCGGATGTCGTTGATGCTGACGGTGCCCTGGCGGCGGGCGACCTCGACGGCCAGGGTGCGGCAGCGGGTCAGAAACTCGGCGTCCCTGTGCTGGAACAGGTCAATCTGGGCGTCCCGGATCGCCCGCCCGATGGCTTGCTGCCGCATCACCGGGTCACCCAGATGATGGCCAGGGCCACGGCGGCGATCACATACAGGCAGCGCATGAACTGCCCCTCTGCTCGCTCGCTGGCTGTCCTATTGTTGTCTAGCAGCGCCGACTGCAGGCGCTCCTCGGTGGCGCTCAGGTTCACGCGCTTGGGTGGCTGGTACTGTGAGCCGATCAAGACCTTGCCGGTGTTGTAGGGGGTTTGTTTCTCCATGGTTTTCTCCTTAGTTGCCGATGCGTTTGAGCAGGCTGGACACCTGGCTCGGGTTCCAGTTGATGTTGCCACGGGGCGTTTCGACGCCGCGTGCGGTCAGGGCTGCAGCGATGTCGCGCAGGGTGCAGGCACCTGACTTGCGGATGATGTCCTGCACCAGGGGGCCGACGCGCTCTGCGTAACGGTCTGCCTTGGCCTGGATCTTGGCGATGCCGGCGGCGCTGCCGATCTCCGGGGTGGGGCTGCCCAGCTGGCG